TATTTAGAAATGGTAAAAGAATGGAATGGTTCATGGGTACATACATCTGAATTTGAAGCTAAACAACCACAACTAGATCCAAAACCACATATGGCAGATCCTCAAGCGTTATGGAATGCTAGACCACAAAGAGCTGCACCTGTAACTGTTAATTTAGATCCGCAATATTGGCCTGGACAATTTTTATCTAATGGTATGCAACCAGGAGAATCTTCTTTAGCAGAAAATAACAAGAGACAGTTGGGTGCTGCAGTAGGGAGTGTTACAATAACTACATAATGACATACGCAGAATTATTACAAAAGGTTAGAGATTATACAGAAGTTGATTCAGCTGTTTTAACAGATACTATTGTTCAAGGAATGATAAGAGATGCTGAGCTTCGTATATTTAGAGAAGTGGACGCTGATTACACAAGAGAATATGCAACAGCTAATTTAAATATTAATTCACCTTATTTAGATTTACCAAGTGCTGCTACAACAACATCTACAAGAACATCTATTATTGTTAGATCTATGCTTGTTTTTGATTCAACACAAACACCTACTACTAAAGAATATTTAGATAAAAGAGATACAAGTTTTATTTTTGAATACAATAGTACGGGAGCAACAGGGGTTCCTAAATTTTATGCAAATTGGAAAGAAACTACTATTATTATGGCTCCGGCACCAGATGCTCAATATCAGGTTCAACTAAGCTATATATACTCTCCAGAGGCTTTATCGGCTACAAATACGACAACTTACTTATCGGATAATGTTTCAGATCTATTATTCTACGCAACAATGGTTCAAGCATATGAATTCTTAAAAGGACCTATGGATATGTACAAAATCTATTCAGACAAGTATAATGGAGCTATACAAAGTTTTGCGTTAGAGCAAATGGGCAGAAGACGTAGAGACGAGTATATGGATGGAGTGCCAAGGATAAAAGTTCCTTCACCTTCACCTAATAATTAAAAATTTTAATAAGGAGAAAATAACATGGCAATATCACAAGCAGTAGCTAACTCATTTAAATCTGAAATCCTTCAAGGAATTCATGATCTAGAAAGTGGCGGAGACGCATTTAAATTAGCACTATACACATCTGCAGCAACTCTAAGTTCTGCAACAACTTCATACACAACATCAAGTGAAGTAGCAGCATCTGGAGAATACGTAGCAGGTGGTGGAGTACTACAATCACAACAAGTTTCATTAGCAACAGGCGGAGTCGCAATTGTTGATTTTGCAGACCTATCTTTCACAGGAGTAACACTTACTGCGAGAGGCGCTTTAATTTATAACGATACTGAAGCAGATAAATCAGTTTGTGTTTTAGATTTTGGTGCAGATAAAACTGCAACTTCAGGAACTTTTACAATTCAATTTCCACAATTTACTAGTTCGTCAGCTATTTTAAGAATCGCATAATTTAACAGGGAGGCCTGATGGCAGATATTACAGTACAGGTATCGTCAGCAGGTCTTACTGCATTTGGAGCTTCATCATGGTCGTCAGAATCTTATGGTGGAGACAATTCTACTAGTACAACTATTGGATCTATAGACGCCTTTAACAACGAAGGTTGGGGAAGATTAAGTTGGAATTCATTAGTTTGGGGACAAGATTTTCAAAATATAACAGTACAAGTAAATACACCAGGTAACCCTACTTTATGGGGTGGGGATGTTTGGGGTGATGCTTCCTGGGGTCAAATCACTGGAATGGATACTGACCTAGGTGCTTCTGAACTAACTGTAAGTATTGATCAACAAGTTACTGGTGAAGAATTAAACTCAACAACGGATAGTGTATTAGCTGGAACAAGTGCTGTAGCAACACCTAGCTCACCTTCCCCTATTGCAAACACTTCTGTTAATGATGTTTTTGGTGGAGAAACTAATGTAGTTCAAGTAACTTCTCCTTCTAATGATGAATGGGGAACTGAACCTTATGGACAAGGTTTTTGGGGTGTTGGAGATGGTATTACAATTTTTGTTGGCACTGAAACAGAACATATTGCAGACGGAAATGTAGAAGTTACAGGAAATCAAATCGACTTTGAAGCAGTAGGAACAGTAGAAATACCTGTGGTAGTTGAGGGTATACAAATAGCTTCTTCTGTTAATGATGTTTTTGGTGGGGAAGTTGTTGAAGTACAAGTCACTACAGCTTCGGCTACGAATTGGGGTGATGCTCCGTTTGGGGCAGGGCAGTTTGGTCAAGGTCCTGGAACAGATATCTCACAAGGTGGTGAAGAAATTGGATTACCTTCTCAAGAGGTGCCTGTTACAAATACTAATTTAACACTAAATTCATTTGCTAATAATCAACCTACAATTACAGCAGATGCTAACGTACCAATCACAGGTCAAGAAATAACAACTGTTTTAGGTAATGAAGACGCTATTCCAAATACTATAGCTAGTCCAACAGGTATTGAGCTTACAACAAGCATTAATAATGTTTTAGCAGGTATCAGTGATATTGCTTTACCTAGCGGAGTGACAATGACATCTAGTAGTGGTACAATAGGTTTAAATGCGTGGGAATTAGTTGACCCGGGAACAGCTCCGACTTGGACCGTAGTTGACAAGGCAGCGTAATAGAAATAAAATTAAAGAATTAATAAAGGATAAAAATTATGGCATCAGCATACTCAACAGATCTAAAATTAGAGCTAATGGTAACAGGGGAAAACTCTGGTACATGGGGCGATAAAACAAATACAAATTTAAACTTAGTACAACAAGCAATTGCAGGTTATGAAGCAATAAATGTTGCATCAGCAGATGTAACCTTAGTAATGACAAACGCAACTTTGTCAAACGCTAGAAATATGGTTCTTAATTTAACAGGAACTTTAGCTGCAAATAGAAGTTTAAATGTTCCGGACGGAATTGAAAAAACTTATATTGTTGCAGACAGTACTACAAGAGCGGGTTATACATTAACTATTAAAACTGTATCAGGTACAGGTGTAGCAATTCCAGCAGGTAAAACAGTTTTAGTTTATTCTGATGGTACAAATGTTGTTGACGTGTTCTTTATGAAAGATTTAGTAGAAGACACTACTCCTCAATTAGGCGGTAACTTAGATGCTAACGGAAATAATATTTTAATTGATAGTGGTAATTTCATCGGTGATGAAAATGGTTTAGAGCAAGTTAAATTTGCAACTACTGCATCAGCAGTAAATGAATTGACAGTTACAAACGCAGCAACAGGTAATGCACCTGAAGTATCTGCTACAGGTGGTGACACTAATATTGATTTTAATATTACACCAAAAGGAATTGGTAGAACAACTTTTAATGGTCAAGGTAAAATTCAAAGTGTTGCAGAAAAAGTTACAACTGAAGCAACGGCTGCTACAGGAACTGTTAACTATGATGTTTTAACACAAGCAGTATGGAATTTTACAACAGATGCATCAGGTAACTGGACTTTAAATGTTAGAGGTGATGGATCAAATTCATTGGACTCAATCATGGACACAGGTGAGTCAATTACTATTGCGCACATTGTTTCTCAAGGTGCTACAGCTTATTACAATTCAGCATTTCAAATTGATGGATCGAGTGTTACTCCAGAATGGCAAGGCGGAGCAGCCCCCACTGAAGGTAATGCAAGTTCATTAGATAGTTATACATATACAATTATTAAAACTGCAAGCGCAACGTTTACAGTTCTTGCATCGCAAACACAGTTTGCGTAATAAAAGGAGAATAAAAATATGCCTTTAAAATCAACATTTGGAGCAGGATCAATAAACGGATTTGGTGCTGGAGGAGAAGTATTACCTGTTGACGTAGATTATTTAGTAGTAGCAGGTGGTGGTGGAGCTGGTTGTAATAGAGCTGGTGGAGGTGGAGCTGGAGGTTATAGAGCTTCAGGATATGGACCAGCCCCTCTTCAAGGAGCAGCTTTAGGTTTAACACCAGGTTCTTTTGCAGTGGTAGTTGGTGGAGGCGGTGTAGGACACACAAGTTATGGTACACCGGCACCCGGTTCAACTGGAAGTGTCTCAAGTTTTAATGCGCCAGGAACAGATTTAACAGACGCAATAACATCAAGTGGTGGGGGAGCTGGTGGACAGGGTTTACCAGGTGGGTCTGGTGGTGGAGGACTTTGGTCTCCATCTGGTGCTAATACAGGTAATGCAGGTGGATTTACAATTCCAGAAGGAAATAATGGAGGTGCTGCCTCGGGTTCTGCTCCATCTTATGGTGGTGGTGGAGGTGGTGGAGCAACCGCTGTTGGTGCTGGAGGTAGTTCAAGTTCTGGTGGAGCTGGAGGTGCAGGTGCACCAAATACAATTTTAGGACCGGCTACAACATACGCTGGTGGTGGAGGTGGTGGTGGATCTTCTAATACACCTGGAGGTGCAGGTGGAGCTGGAGGTGGTGGTGCAGGTGGAACAAGTGCAGCTGCAGGAAGTACTAACACTGGTGGCGGAGGTGGTGGTAGATCTGCTCCAGGAACTGAAGGTTCAGGAAGTGCTGGCGGAGCTGGTGGGTCAGGAGTTGTGGTTGTCAGAGGTCCAAGTGCAGTTACATTTAGTGTAGCTCCAGGAACTAATGCAACAGCAACAACTCCAGGAGGTTGTAAAACTGCAACATTTACAGTTTCAGGAACTTTAACAATAGGATAATTTATAAAAATATGGCACATTTCGCAGAACTAAAAGTAAAAACAGATCCAACAGGATTCACATCAGACTCTCATCAGATTGTTGAAAGAGTAGTAGTTGTAGGTAACGATGTTACGACAGCAGCTGGACCATTAGGAGATAATGATATGCATGTTGATGGAGAAACATGGTGTATTAATTTTTTCAAAGGTGGAATCTGGAAACAGACTTCTTACAATAATAATTTCAGAAAATTATATTGTGGAACAGGTCATGTATATGATTCTGTAAAAGATAAATTTTTAAGTCCACAACCTTTTGCTTCATGGACACTAGATGCTAGTGACGATTGGCAAGCGCCAGTAACTTATCCAACGATTACAACTTATGACACAGATAAAGTTTATTCAATAAGTTGGAACGAAGCAGGATTAAAATGGACTGCAACAGATCACGAAGACCCACAAAATAATTTCAATTGGGATGCATCAGCACTAGCTTGGGTATCCGCATAATTATACTTGTAAATTGATCTAGATCAATTCTTTTAATTATACTTTACAAATATTTTTAAATCATTTATAACATTTTCATAAAGACATATTATGAATTTAACAAATTACTATTGGTATTTTAAATCAGCAATTCCAGAACATATCTGCGATGACATTTCTAAATACGGAAAACAGTTACAAGAACAAATGGCATTCACGGGTGGTTATGGTGATAAAAAATTAAATAAAAAACAACTTATAGATTTAAAAAAGAAAAGAGATTCAGATATTGTTTGGATGAATGATAGATGGGTTTATAAAGAAATTCAACCTTATATACATCAAGCAAACGCAAGTGCTGGTTGGAATTTTAATTGGGATTATTCTGAGTCTTGTCAATTTACAAAATATAAAAAAGGCCAGTATTATGATTGGCATTGTGATAGCTGGGATCAACCTTATATAAGACAACAAGGTGATCCAACACATGGAAAAATTAGAAAATTATCTGTAACGGTTACTCTATCAGACCCAAAAGATTATAAGGGTGGAGAATTAGAATTTGATTTTAGAAATTTAGATCCAGATAAAAAAAGAAACGTTAAAAAATGTACAGAGATACTCCCTAAAGGATCATTGGTTGTATTTCCTTCTTTTGTATGGCATAGAGTATGTCCAGTTAAAAGTGGTGAACGAAACAGTTTGGTTATCTGGAATTTAGGATACCCATTTCAATAAAAATATGAAAAAGAAGAAAAAAAAAATAAAGAAACCAACTAAAGTTACTTACCCTATTCAATTAAATAGAGAAGATTATTTTAAATGTCCAATCTGGTTTGCAGATGCACCAGAGTTTGAAAAAAAATTAAACGATGCATCCGATAAATATATTGAAGCATCTAAAAAAATTTTAAAGCCAGCAATAGATAAACGTAATAAAAAGTTTGGTGATAAAGGAGACATGGGTCATGTATTCCATTCTACATCTTTAATTGGTGATCCTGACTTTTTAGAATTACAAAATTATATTGGTGCAACATCCCATAATCTATTAATTGAAATGGGTTTTGATATGTCAGGTCATCAATTGTTTACTACAGAAATGTGGGTACAAGAGTTTGCTAAAAAAGGTGGCGGACACCATACTTTACATACGCATTGGAATAGTCATATCTCAGGTTTTTATTTTTTAAAAGCTAGTGAGAAAACATCACTACCTTTATTTGAAGATCCAAGAGCAGGGAATGTAATGAATTTGTTACCAGAGTTAGATAAATCAAAAGTAACTTATGCTAGTTCAGCAATAAATTATCAAGTTAAACCAGGTCGAATGATATTCTTTCCATCATATATGCCACATCAATACATTGTTGATATGGGTTA